AACAGAAAAGTCAAGGTGTTTTACATCGCCTATACTTTCATACAAAGCGTACGTTAAATTTCCTTTGTCACCAATGGTCGCACGACCTTTTTCAATCGCTCGAACAATGCGATCTTTTAAAGCCTGAAATCCTTCCGCAGACTCTTCGTTCATTCGCGCCGTGTTGGTCTCAATATCCCAACGCTCTGCGAACCTATCAAACTCTTGTTCTGCCATTTCTGTGTTAATTTTACTCATAATATTGCCCTATTTGGTGGCAGTGTCCCCGCTAGGGTAAAGGCTAGGGCAGCCGACACCGCCAATGAATACCCTACTGCTTGGTTAGTGTTCCCGGTCCAGACAATGAAATGCTTGCCGTCGTATTAGCCGAACTTATCTGTGTCTCGCCAACAATCTGCGCTTGAGCTTGATAAGTGATGCCTGACGCAAATGTGATTGTGATAGCAAAAAAGCTAGTGCCGTCTTGCAGCTCTTGAAGAAACTCAGCGTCACCTCGATCATCGTCAATAGCAATAGTGATGCCATCAATAGCCAACGCTACACGCGTTTTAAGCAGTCTGGCAGTGCCATTGCCATTCATAGATACTTCGTTTTCCCAGCCGCCTGTTTTACGCTGCCCTTCGGCATCCGCAGGAACTGAGAACGGGCGTGCATTTAAGCTTAACCCAATTATTGAACCACCTGTAGCCATAATCTATGCTCCTACGCCACCAAAAAAGAAACCAAAATCAAGATCAATACTAATGATATTGGCGTTACCTGAAACCTTAACCGGGATGACCATATCCAAACGCTTCGGATTTTGATCGTTAATCAATGCTCGTGTACTTGACTTGGTGCCGGCCGCATCGCTAATTAATCCGTTCAAACCCAAATTATCAGTAATTAAACCAGCCGCTGAGCGTGCATCTTTTGGCTGCACCGCATAATCAACAATAACCGTATCAGCATCGGGAACCAATATTTTACCGTCCCACTTTGTGCTAGCAAATTCAAGGTCAACATTAAAAATAATATTTTGCAGCTTGATAATATCAACAACAAACCGATAAGCCGGTGTAGGGTCGCCGTCTGGATGGAAAAAGGTAACTGTGTCCGATATATTCGGTACGCCACTTTTAATTTCAATCGTAGAGCTACCACCCTTAACCGCTGCATCGCGTGACGGGTAATCCCATTGGTCGCCATCAGCGCCGGGGGTCAAACCGGTTAGCGGCAAACTACCAAAGTCATAGCCCGGCTGATTGTTTGATCTAACCGCAATACGTGACACCCATCGAGCGGCGATAACCAAAGGTAGCTCGCTCGAACCCGGCAAAGGTGTAGCAACATTAACCTTATCGGTTTTCCGTGTATCAGAAACAGCGATAGCGTTTGCTACTGTAGTTGATGGATTACCGGTAAATACAATCGCTGGTTTTCGAGTCAACGCACCCCATCGCCCATCGCCCCATGTTTGAAACTTGTCCAAAGTGGTTGTATCGGCTAAATCTAAGCAGTTAATAACTAGCGTTTCCCATACGTCACCCACTTGGTTAAGCGCGTCATCCACATCGGGATTAGCTGCACCACCGGCAGGTTGCGTAATAGCAAAATTAATGCCTGCTACAGCACCATCAATTTCAATAATTAAATCGTTTGCGCTTGCGCCTTTCCATTTACTTGTTAGATCGACAACATCAGCACCAGCCGCCGCCGTCATAGGCATATCTACGTTAGCGTTAATCGCGTCTGTTATGCGAGACTCTAAATCTGTACCCGCCTCGCCGGTTACAACAGTAATCTGAGCAGAGGGAATATTGTTGATTAGCACTCTAATGCTTGCTGTTTCTGTAGCTGTTCCCGTTGGCGTAATATCGCCAGCCGAAGCCGTGCCAGCACCATCATCATCAAGAGGGTATACGGTCACAGGGATAGTTCTTACGCCATCACCGTTTACCGGGAATAACTGTTGACAAGCTAAATGTAATGGACAGCCAAAACCGTAGGCTTGACCCACCTCAAACGCACTTAACACCTGCGCTTTTGTGTTTGAATATACCGATGCTGTCGCACCCTGACCAACAACCGCAATTCGCTGAGGCAGGAAAACGGTTTGACCGTTTCTCGTATCAACAAATTCAGTCTGAATGCCTACAACGCGAGCAACCGCGCTTGCATCTATTGCTGTAGAAATGCCCATATTATGGTGCTCCCGTGTGAATAAAATCAGTCTCGGCCAATATTTGGCCATCTTCCGAACGTGTTATATCTATACTTATCAACTCTAATGGCTGACCAGAAACTTGTGGTGATGTTTCGTTAAAATCTACCGCCAGCGATATTCTAGCACCCAACGCATTAAACGCTGAGTTTTCAGATAGGTTAGGCTGAAACAATGATATGGAATTAACCCACCTTCTAAATACCGTACCAGTTAAATCAAGGCGCGTATAAACGCCTGACATCAATATATTTCTTACTAACTTCGCTGCCCTTTGAGCTTCTTTTGCCGCCAACTCGTCAGCAGAATCATGTCCTGCGTCCGTGTTTTTTGCAACCCCCAATCCGATACAATCAACATTAAAAATAGCTCGGTGAAGCTGTGTTTTTATAACATCGCCAGACGAGCTATCGAATGATCCATTTTCATACCATACATTAATTATGGGCGCTCTATCGGTGGGTGCGCCGCTAACGTACCAATCATTCCAAGGTTGAGACCTTTCGGTGAATACCCTAAGCTTCCATTGCGCCGGATCTTCACCAGCCGCAACCGCTAATGATTGCTGGCTCTCTGATTCCGTAGCAAGTATCAATGCAATTTTATCTCTAACAACCTCAAACGAATCTTGCTTATTGATGAGATCGCTAATCATTCGTACAACCCAATTTCACAAGTAACCATTCCAATAGTGCGATCTGGCATTGAGTCAATCACGTAAAAGCAATATGAATTACCATTGACATCACTAATACCTATTCGCCATGGCTTCTTGCTCTTTTCTGGAACCGCAACCGGAATGCACAACCCCTGATCTTGCAAGGTGGAAATTCTTATAGATACATAAGCCTTTCTACCTGCTACCGCAACACCTAAGTCGGGATCAATAACCTGCCCAATGTCGCCAGAACTACCATAGATAACATCACTATTAGTGTTGCCATCGGGATCAGTAACAGATAAAGGCCAGCCAAAATGTTTTGGATTTTCCAAAATATGCGCCAAGTCTTTCTCTGCCTGAACCCGCAAGCTCATTACTTGTCAGCTTCCGATTTTTCACCAGCTTTTTTGGCTTTTTTGTCAGCTGCCGCTTCTGCTTCTGGTTTTGATTTTTCAGACTTATACAAAAATCTTTTATTAAGCAAAACCTCCAGCTGCTTGCCATCGCCAATCATTTCAGCGGTAACTTTATCGTGAGGCGCTAACACACCTTTACGACTTGTAAGTGATTTACCTTCTTCTACAAAGTAGGTCATTGTTATTCTCCTAAAATAAAGCCCATATTTCAGGGCTTTTAATTATTAAACGGTAGTTGTTAAGCAACCAAAACCATCAATTTGAACGGGGATAAGCAGTGGGCGTGATTCTAGCTCACCCATAATCTGCTTACCGTTCGGCGTAGTGTAAACGTTTGGTGTAACGTCAAAACTCTGCTCTCTTGACGACATGCGACCGGGCAGCAATCCAGCAACACGAGGGTCTGGTCCAAGCGGTAAAGGAACGCGAGCAGATGTCATATCAAAGCGCGTATTGCTTGAATCCATAACCACCTTATTGTTACCGATATATTTCACAGGGTTTCCCGTCTCAGGGCTGGTGTACTCTTCTGGGTATGTCCACATATCGTAAGCATAAGATCCAATCCAAATACGGCCTTGATTAACCGCGCCTGAATCTTCCATTGCCGGATCAACAAAGCCAAACTCAATGCGGCGATTATCTAAATGCGCCTTAACCTGATCGGACGCCATAAACTCGCTAAAAGCACTTTCGCCAAAGGTTAAACGGTTTGGATTGACCTTGCCATCGCTACGAATAACGTTACCTAAACCCTGTAGGTCATCAATAGGCGTACAGGTTGCAGCGCTAGACCATGCCGTGCCAACAGTCGGAAAATGTGTCGCTTTAGGCTTAAAATCAAGATCATAAACCGTATCGCCAGAACTATTGGTTAGCGTTAGCTGCCCTGTTTGAAGAATCTGCGAAGCTTGAAGCTCAACCGCTCTCTGAATCTTATCATCTACCAACATAAAACCTTGAGCCATCTTAGCCATTAGCTGAGAGGCGTAATCGTTGTATGCAGCGGTAAACGGATCAACGCCAGCCATGCGATCCATTAAATCGCAAACATCAATAGGGAATGCTTCACCATAATTAGGCGGCGTGAACTCCTTGGTAGTAAACTCATCAATGTCATTAAGATTTGAGCCAGTGCATTTTTTAACTGCAACAGCCACATCCTCACCAAATCGCTGAATGTCAATAGCAACCTTGCCACCATTGTACATTCCGCCAGGTTTAACCGTAAATCGACGACTTAAAAAGCCAGAAGGTCTACGCATTTGAGCAAATAGCTGTAACCAGCCTTCACGTTTAATTTCTACACTCATAATCGTAGCTCCTACTGATTATCCAGCTCTGCTAGCTGGGTTGTGGTTAGTAAAGTAATGCCGTAGTCGCGCAACTGATCTTCAACAGCCGCGTCTACGTTTGAAGCATCACCGTCAGCATCAATAACGACGTCTCCAGCACGCAATCGACCGCCGACAATCGGGCGAGCCGTAAGATCGCCAGCTCCGGTTGCTGTCAAAGCATCAAGCAATACAGCTTTAGGGATACCGTTTTCGTTAGTAGAGCCGCCTTTAACATAAGGAACAAGTTTTAGCGATACGCTATCACGAGCCAAGATAGTACCAGCAGCTAATGTTCCAGCGCCACCAAAGGTAACAACGTTATCAATATAAACAGGCTCCCATACTACAACTGAGCGTGATGTATTGGTTGTAATTTCAATGTTTGACATAATCCTATGCCTCCAATTCTACGCCGCAATTTTCGGCGGTCAGTTTTAAGATTGCCGCAAAACCGTCAGCTTCCGTAGATGCAGTGTCGGTTGTCTGACCTTCATCTGCCTGCGAGTCATCGTCTTGACGATCGTTAATGTCTTTACGATTAGCAGCGGCCATCATGTACTGGGTTTGCAATGACATAGTCATTTCAGTGCCGTCTTTTGCAGATGATAAAGCGGTTTTCATGTCGCCAGACATTTCACCCGCGATTAAATGAGCACTTACACGCTCACGCTCTTTTGAAACACCCTCCTCAACCACAGCCGAATACAGGTCGGGGTGAGAGGCTTTTAATGTATTAAGATCCATACATTTAATCTCCGATAAATTCCCGCCGTTATTGGCGGTGGTGGTTGAATCGACAATAGACTGGGTGCGATAATCTGCAACCCCATCAATCATGCCGCGTTTTAATGCTTCCTTGGCTAATAGCGTAGCGCCTTGACCAAAATCAGCGTTAATTTTTTCACTTGACGCACCTCTTCCACGAGATATTGAGTCAACAAACACCTCGTGCAGCGCGTCTAATTCTTCACGCACCATCGCCACACCCTCATCAGTAGATAGATCGGGGGCTTTTTTGGGTGCGTTAGTACTGGTTATAGCAATATCTTCTTCGTAAACTGACGTGTGAACGACAACCCCAACACTACCGAATCGGGCAGCGTCATTTGTCGCCACAATCTCATCTGCTTGAGCGGCAATAGCATAGGCAGCCGATGCCGCAACATTAGAAACAACCGCCTTCATGGGCTTGTTAATAGCCTCCATTGCAGCCAAAGCATCAAACAAGCCGGAAACTGTGCCTCCCGGACTATCAATACTTAAAGTAATATTTTTAATGTTTGGGTTTTTTTCTGCGCTAGCTAACGCTGAGATTATGTCAGAATAGGTGGTGTTTCCAGACCCTAAAAGATAGGCCATTAGATCAGGCTTTGAGGAAAGTGCGCCATGTATATTAATGCTTGCAGTGCTTCCGTCAATTGTCATTATGCGAGACGAGCCAGAACCTTCGCCAAAGCTAGCTTCGTACTCTAATTGCTGTTGTGCAGATGGAGTCATGCCAGACTTAACTAGCGAATTTAAAGAATCTCTTGCAGCGTGGTGTAGTAGCCACATATATTTTTCCTCTTGTATGTGCAATAGTATCTAATAGGTGGAAAATAGTCAATTATCCTCTTTGCTATCTAAATACTCGTCTATAATAGCCTCTATTTCCGATGTGTCGTATTCAGCGCTTTCTATTGAAGGCTCGGCAAATTCTTGACTGAACTCAGCCATAGGTCTAGCCGCCTCAACTTTAAGCTCGTTTTCCCGCTTAGTTCGCTTGATATTTTTAGAAAACTTAGTGCCTGTTAGCATTCTTGATTCACGGGCGTTAGTAGACCAACCCTCAGCAATCAATAGCTTGCTTGCCTTGGCCGCTTTTAGCATATCTGTAGAAGGCTTAATCGAGCCATACCACTCGACAGACACCCATGCACCAAAAACATCGTACATGAGCGGGTCACGCCATGCTTTAAGCAGCGTGGGGGCTTTGATCTTTTGTAAAAGGGTCTCGCTTATCAACCATTCAATATAGATCGGAGTGCAGAACGTCTCACCCCAATCGCACCATATTTTATTGAGATAAATTTTGAATTCGTTGATCGCTGCCTGACTTGCGCTGTAGTTATTTGAAAAAGCTAGGCGTAAAATCTCAGGCGGTATCTCGTTAGCCCACGCTATAGACTGAACAATAGATTCCTCGAATGGCCCAAGGTTTACATCAGTACCCTGCCCACCTAAAAGCTCTATCTTTTCGCCCTTCGCCATATTATCAACGGTAATGCCTGGCATGTGCGAGCTGGCGTTGATTTCTCTCACCGATCCGTCTGGACTTGTCGCAGTCACAGCATCGCGCTTAATCGCACCCGCCTGAGTAGGCAGAGTGCCTAGATTGTCAGCCGACTTAGTTACTTGTAGAGCATATAATGAGTTAATAACGGCTTTACGCTGTGCTGAGTCTCGGTATCTATCTAGCTCTTTTAATGATTGAAGAATCAGAGATAGTAATGGCTGACCACGAACATCATCCAATCGCTTATCGGTTCCAAAAACCAACCATGATATTTTCCGGCCTGTCTTTTCGCCGCGAGCGGGTATTCTTTTGCTTGTCGCGTCCTTTTGTCGAACCCAATAAGCTACCACTCTACCAATACTGTCAAGCTCTACGCCGTGCTTAATTTCGTGGCCTTTTCTTAACTTTACATCGCCGCCTAGTGGGGTTTGTACGTTTTCACCACGAATCAAATTAACTTTAGGCAGATTGGTTCGCTGATCGTAACGTATAACAACAAGTACATCGCCACCGATATACGCCTCCATCTTTGCGGCTCGCTGAATAGCTCCAAAAGTGGCCGCGTGCATCCAATCACAAAGCATCGGGTTTTTAGACCATACGCCAAACCGGTTTTCAACTGTTTCAGTCCAATCATTGAGACTGTCTTCAGCGACACCGATTATTTCTTCGTCGGGTGTGCATTCTGGCGCAAGCCCTGTATTGATTTCATTAGTAATAAGCCTACGAATTAATCCGCGAGCATATAAGTTTTCTGTAAACAACTGGTTTGATCGCTCGCGCAATGTCCAGTAATCGGTAGTGAATATTTTAGTCGCACCAAAGCCGCCAAAAAACTTATCGCCATCAAAATCAGACAGGATTTGTGGCGCAGAGCCATAACCACCGGATATGGCGCGAGGAATAAAAGCATTATTGTTTTCGGTCAAGTCTTCAGCCAGCAATATACCCGCAGACCTTGCCTGATCTTTTAAAGCCATCTTGTAGCTGTTTACTGGCGTATCTAATGAATAACCCTTAGCCATTACCAGCAACCCCTAGAAATTGAAACGCCGCTACCTTTAAGTCTTGATTCAAGAGTGGCGCATCGAGAATAAAGCAAGTCAATAGTGGCCTGAATTGATGATAAGTCAGCGGATGTGACGGTATTTCTGGATTGCCCTGTGTCAATAACATAGGATTGAACGCCTGAAGCCCCCAATGCTAAGGCAGCATCTTCATAAACCGCTATCTGAGCCTTGGTCGCTGTAATTCTTTCTTGTATAAATGCGTTGTCCATAGAGCGAACCCAAAATTAATATAAAAAAGAGAATAACACAATTTTAAGCCTGTGTAATTCTACCAAACTGCGAATCATTCGCCTCTTCTGCCGCATACTTCCAAAACTGATCCCAATCTACGGTTTTTAGCTCGAATCTTTGAATGCACAAATTATACGCGAATATTTCAACGCTTGCATGACCATAACCAAGCAAGTCCCACAGCTCATTGGCCGCATTTCCGGGTCGATGCCAATAGTAAATAGTGTTTCCGTTAGGATCGGTCTTTTCTCTGCGTGATTCCACCGTAAGCTCTTTTAATTGCTTGTCTGAAATATCTACCGGCGCATTGAAATGATATATTTTTTGCTCCCCCATTTCTTCCGACCAGTCGCGACGAAGAACGGGCGCTATTCTGTCCTTGTAGTGATCTACCAATACGCGATAGCCAATTGTGCCGGACTGCGTGGTAAATTCACCAAATTCTTTAATCGTTGAGTTTTTGCTTGCGCGGTCACGACCCAAAATAGGTATTACGCCACTAACATAGTCACTACAAAACGTCGTTACGGTAGAGTTGGCATAACCAGCATCAACCAGCGTCTGCATAATTCGATACTGCTTACCATCATCAGCAGTGTAAACCTTTTCTTCCATGATATCTCGAAGCCTACCCCATACCGGGCTAGTAATTTCAGCACAATCATCATCCTCATCGGTTCGCTCAAATCGCCAGTAATCGATAAGGTAGCACCGCATATCACGAGTCCATCCCATGACAGAAACGGCAAGATTACGTTTGTGCACATCAACCTGGCAAGTGAGGAAAAGAATTTTTGAGCCTGAGTATTTTTCAGCGTATGTGTTTGGAACTTCACCCAAACGATAATCGGCGCGACGATGACCTGAAACACTGGTAAATCGAATATTTGAGCCAAGAACTTTAAACGGAACGCCAAGGGTATTATTGTAATACTCCTGCATTTTGCTGACGCTCTTTATCTGCTTAGTTTCAGTGTCAAAACTCTCAAGATAATCTGATATGCACTTGTACCAAGGACGAAAACCAAACGGGCTATAAAACGAGGGTAAGTGATACGACCTTATATTAGGTTCTCGCGGTTTAGCGGTTGGCTTCCAGTGTGCGCCGCTTTCTTCTGAAAACATGCGTTCTTTGTCGGTCTCATAATGATCGTGACCACAATTGGCGCAGCAGTAACGCACAGATTCAAGAACAAGCGTGCCACCCTCCATTTCCCAGCGAAAACCACCGGCGATGCCCGTCTCTTTGTTGACATGCTCTTGCTTTAACTCTTGAGGAAATCCACAAGATTTGCACAGTATTAAATACTTTCGCTGATCGCCGTTTTTGTATGCCTCGCCAATCATTGACGGCTCAAGCAATGGCGTAGAACCCCTCAGTATTTTACGATTACCCCAGTAGGCAGATAATCGAGCATCGGTTAAGGCATCACTGTTACCATCGTTGCCTACCTCTCTTTTCCATCCATCCAGCTCATCTTTAAGCATAAGAGGAACGGAATACTGGCGCATTTTTGCCGCATTCAGGGCCCCGTTGTATATGAGAAAGCCGCCGCCCTCCCATTGTATGTAATTTTTTGTTTTACCTGTTTTCCTGCTATTGCCTTCGTCAGCCGATCTAACCAAATCCGAAAATCCTGATTCATTAATCATCGGAATGATATTGTTATCAACTCGACCGCTGGCAAGCTCTTTATCAGCGGTAATAAACATTGCTGGCTGAGTTTTTACGTGAGCAATGTAATACAGCAATACAGACTCAAGCAAAGTGGTGTAGCCAGTCTGCACGCCCTTCATCAGATTTACTTCGCGAACAGGTGAGTGTGGATCGAAGCACTCAATAATCTCTTTTAGAAATGGAAATAGGTCATAGCGGATATAACCCGGGCGAGGCGATACCCCTTGAGGTAAATACCGATTCTCTTCGTTAAACTTTACAGGGGTTACGCGATCTATTGAGTGAGGCATTGCCTCCACTTCCTCGATCAACCAGTCAGCGCCGATATTATCTAGCTCAGGCATTTTTTAACACCCTAGCTATCTTCGCCTTTACCGGCTTAATAAACGAACCCAATATATCTGACACATAATCCTCAATATCTGCCAAGCCAGCGCCAGACTCGTGCTTAGATATAACCCCTGCGCTGATTGACTTCGCTCCATCCTTCAATAATCGCAAGTGAGCCGAATTAAAAGTATCAATGACACCAACATGAACTAGCTGCCTGCTAATTAGCGTGCCTTGCGTCTGAGCGTTCTTTAATCGCTTCTCATTGATCTCTTCTATCGTTTTAGTAGCTCCTAGCCAGAACTTAAACGCCTCATCTGTGCCAAAACGCTCGGTAAGCTCTCTCAATGTCATATCTGCAAAAGCGGATATATCATCAGGAACTTCAAGTATTTTTTTATTATCCTCGATAAACTCGCTAGTTATAGCGGGAGGAACATCAACTTTAGGTGGCGTATTATCAATATTTTCTGCTACGAAAGCCTGAGTGACTCCCTTCTCATTAAGGTAATCTACCGCGACTTGATGAGCCGCATCTACCCTAGTGCCCACCATTGCATCTTTTAGAATGGTTTTGCTGACCCTGCCAATAGTTGACGGATTCACGCCAGCTATTCGAGAAAACTTTGCTTTTGTCATTAATCGCTTCATGCAATTATTTTATATGCGTTTGCAGCTAGACGCAATACTCATGCAACTAATGCTTTTTGTGAGAGAGCTGCACGGTCGAATCAAAAC